ATAACGTATAACATAAATAATATATATAGCATTATGAAGACATTACTTGTAAACATTGGAGGAATATATGATACATATACATCTATTCTTATAGAAGGAGAATATACTAGATTATATAAAGGACTTAGATATGAATCTATTGAGTCTATATATATATTATCTACTATTGAGTTATTAGATCTTTCTGATGTCATTACAATATTAATGATTCAAGAGGATATATATAAATAATAGGCTCTTCTACGGGCCCTTTGTAATACAATCAACTACCAGTAGTGTGGTGCAATATTAGAAGAGCATTAGAAGTATGCTATAGTTGATTTTTATATTAACCTTCAGGAGTTCCATATGAGCCATCCTGAAACCAAAAGAGAATTATAGTAGAATAATAATATTCTCTCATAGTATGGAACATTCCTACTAACACATCTAGAGGACTATGAGAGATTATTATAACACAACATATAATTTACAAATACATTGTTATTTGTTAGTTATATTTAACATTACACAACATTATGAACACAATAACAATTGACATCAGCCATATATTGATGTATTATTTGATTCCTTACATTCTTATGTGTATTGGTTGGTATTACATTATATCAACTGATTATGAAAGAATGTATTATAGATTTATATATATATGTTGGGCTTGTATATTAGCATTGTTCTCAACAGCAGTATATGTTTCTGTTTATGCTCTTCTGTCACAAATACATTTCAACATTACATTATAATCATTTAACTCCTAGAACAGTAGGATGTAGTACATATACACCTTCAAACTCTGAAGATTTGGTCGTTTTCCTTTTATGAATAACTATAAATGATTTAACTAACACATACATTATGTATCACGAGAATAAAAAGAACCAAGGATTACAAACTATACTATGGATAATAGTTATAGCATTTGTATTCTTAATTAGATTATTAATCCCTTAATAACAAACAATATGAAATCAACAAAAATTATGCTTGCTATAATAGCATGCTTACTTACAACATGGACTTCTATGAGTCTAATTGGTTGGATGCTATCAGAGCTATCCTTACGTGAATGTTACACACATGGTGGAACATTAATGCTTATGTTAATATTTGGTTGGATACCAGCTGTTATAATAGCATGTGATTATGACAAACATCTTAATAGTTTTTAATATGAGACAGTTTAAGCCTTATGCAATAGCATTAGTTCTTTTCACAGTTATATTACTGTGTTCTAGTTGTAGTAGTAATCATTGTTTCCACAAATCAAGCAGTTGGACACATAATAGTAGAAGATAACAACATGAAAAACATTAAAAAACAATTAGCTTACATGTGGAAACATAGAGAAGCTGTAATAGGGCTAATAATACTATTAGCTCTATTATTTTCTGGATTAGTATTAATAGAAGTAATAATAGATAAAGCATTATAACATTATGAGAACAGAACAAATTGAACAGAGAATCAAAGACATCACTAATCAAATCTATGTATTAGATAGTGTAAAAGACATGTATGATGATACAAATATCCATGAGATAGAACATCAACAAGAAGGATTAATTAATGAACGATATACACTAACACAATTGTTAGAGAGTTGTTTTGATCAAATGATAGGACTATGATAGTATTATATATTATTACATCATACTTAGTTATGCTAGGTGTGTTCATAGAGATTTATGATAAATTAGATGATGTGAAGGCTCAGGCTTTCGCATCATTTATATTTAGTCCCATTCTATTACCAATTCTTATTGGTATGATATTAGGTAAGAAATAATTAAACAAACAGATAACAATGAAGAAAGATTTAAAGACAATAGATCAGCTATTGAATGAATTAAAGACAATTAGAGCTGATGTACATGATTTTCATGTAAAAACAGAAAGACTAATAGACATTAAAGACAGTATAATAAATGTGCTAGAGAAACAGAAAGCTATATATAAGCGTGATTTGAACATCATGACTTGGATATGTGCTGTATTAACTGTAGCATCAATAACTGTATTCATCACTACGCTGTAACATGAGACCTAGAATTAGCAAGGGAACATTAGTTGGTTCAACTAATACCTACAGACATACATTGTCTAAGAGACTAATAGTGGAAGTGATATATAATTTCAAGAGAGGAATTATAAAACAAAGAACAATTGATGTAAGACATACACTTAATCAATAATAATTTATTATATTTGCAATTATTGTATAATCACTGGGGACTATAAACGCCACATAGCAGTTTAAATAGTCAATGTATGTGCTGCGTATCATTGAACTTACCTATATTATACATTTAGGTTACAGAGGAGTATTTAGAAAGGTTTGAATCCTTTCCTGAAAAATAGCTAAGCTGTGTAAAGCGTCAGAACTTATAATCTGTTAGAAGCTAAGTCAGGTGAATTGGTTCGGTAGTTTACTACAAGTGGGTTCAACTCCCACCCTGACTACAAAAAAATCGTACACTATAGTTTCTCGTTTAGAATGCAACTATAATGTGTGAATATGAATAGGCCATTCATAGTAGGTTAAGCGATATCCTACAAATTGGGGGTGACATGGAATTGATTGCACATGTTACTTATTAATGTTCAGCCCAGAGAGATAACTGGTTAAAACTAAGGTGAATCATTTTAAATGGAAACACAAACGAGAATGCCCAAGTACGAGCTAATATGACTGTTGTTCACAACATCCTTAATGGAGAAGTTTCTGCTTCAAGAGAAGTAGAGTTAGCTGTGGCTGCCTAACCAAAGACTAGGTGATTGAGTCAAACACTGGCTGACTATAAAAATTGCCATAGAAGACTTGTATGTTACTTTAAAAACATTCTGGTGGATGTCTTCTTAATAGTTGACCCTTTCTAACGTAAAGAGTTTAAACAAACGTAAAGCTGTATAAAACATTGATAATGAAGTGTGTAAGACAGGAGTTCGACTCTCCTCACCTCCACTTCCACAAAAATAACTGAGCACTTCCATTGTTATTCCAAATGTATTTATTATATTTGTATTATTAAATTAATACAACTATGGAAAAGTATAAAAGAAAACAAGAAGAAGTGCAATGTTGTTATTGTAAAACAATCTTTAAGAAAGATATATCTGAGATAAAGAGAAGTTTAAAAGTAGGTAGATTACATTATTGTTCAATGAAGTGCTCAAAGAGTATTCCTTCTAATATAGAACATTTGAACAAAGTTAATCCTAGAGATGCTACTCATCTTATTGCTAATAATAGAAGAGATGAGTTTAGTGACTTTAGAGAGCATCTAAGAAGAGCTAGTAGAAGAAACAAGTCTTTTGACTTATCTTTACAAGATTTAAAAGATCAATGGGATAAACAAAAAGGTTTGTGTGTATATTCTAAGGTTCAACTTATACATCCTACACCAGGATCTAATTCTCATTTATACACAGCAAGTGTAGATAGAATAGATTCTTCATTAGGATATGTAAAAGGTAATGTGCAGTTTATAAGCATTGCTATGAATCATATGAAAGCAAATATGTCTGATGAAGATATGTTTAAGTTATTAGCAATATTAAAGATAGCAGTTACTTGACGCAAATAGTACAGTAACAGACATTGGGTAGTTTGCATACCACGAATGTTAAGTCCTTTCTACGCAAAGAAGGTGTTGAGTACTTAAGAGAAGGAAGTTCCAACCTCAACAATCAAAGCCTCTGTAACAAGAGGCTTTTTTAATTTGTATTAATCCTTAATAACAATAGAAATGAAGACAATTAAACTTACTCCTGTAGATTTCTACAGGTTCAGACAATTAGCGTTTGCTATGTGTGTAGCATTCTCATGTACAATAACACAAGGTGTGTATATTGTAGAAGCCAATATAGACCAACTGCATAAGTTGGGTTATTAGGGAGGAGAATTCAAGGGCTCTGTAGTGGAGCCCTTATTCTTTTATAAACTACATCACAATGGGAATATATGTACCAAAGAAGACAGCAGAAGAACATGCTGCTTATATGAGAGCATACAGAGCTAATAACAAAGAACGTATTAAAGCCATTAATAAGAAATGGTGGGCTAACAACAGAGATTTTATTAAACTAAAGAAATCATTATGACACAAGAAACACTTGAAGAAGCTAAATATAGAGTTTACAAAGATTATTGGAACGAATACCATACACAACATACAAAATCAAATTTCTTAACAGCTTTTAAATTAGGTGCTAAATGGCAACAAGAAAGAAGTTATAGTGAGGAAGAATTAAAAGAAGCATTTATGGTAGGTCATAATATATG